AATGAAGGGGATTTGGTGGTAACCATGCCGAAGTCTGATCTTTTTGATCTTGCCGCCGAAGTGAAGGGCGAGACTGATAAGGCATGGCGACTGTTCGACGGCACCAAGACCGAATGGGTGCCCAAATCTCAGGTCGAGGACAATGGAGACGGTACATGGACGATGCCGGAATGGCTGGCGAAGGATAAGGGGTTTATTTGATATCGGTTGATTTTTGGGATAGATTATCAAATAATAGCCACATGTCAGGTAAACCAGAAACAACGGGTGGCTTTCGTCTGGGCGCAGGACGTCCGAAGGGATCTAAAAACAAAGCCACGCTTGAGCGCATAGCCCGTGAGAAGATCGCCGAGCAGGTAGCCACTGAGATCGGTATACCAGCCCCAGTGGCAAGCATCGCGCTACAGCGCGCCATAGAAGGCCGCAGGCTGGCGAAGGACGAAATCAAAGAAGCCATCCCGATGATCAAAGAAATAGTCGAGTTCTGTAAGCAGCAAGCGTCGGCGCAGAATCCAAAGACCGGGAAGCTCGCCATTAACCCGGAAGCCGATCTTAGCGATCTCAAGGACTGGCTGCGGTTGTTTGTGGATACCTGCTTTAAGCTGGCCGCGTTTGAGAGCCCGACATTCAAGGCGATTGCGGTTGCCGAGGTCCCACAGATGGGCGCCCAGCCGGCCGATCCCGGGAAGGTTCTCGATCTGCAGGCCGAGCGCGACCCGCAATCTGCGGATCAAACCTATCTCCGCTTGGTCAAGGCACCGCGTGATGCTCGGGCGGCCTGATTTCGACTTTAAAAACCCGCAGTATTTGCCGTTCACGCGGGCGCGGTATGAGAACCTGCTGCGTATTCGTGCGGCCGGGGACGGTGCGGTCGAGGACCTGCGGGAATACTATCGCCAGCACGTCGCCGACTTCATCGAGGATTGGGGGGTCACCTACGACCCGCGCTCTATCGAACTCGGGCGCGCGTCGATCGTCCCGTTTCTGCTATTCCCCAAGCAGCGGGAGTTCATCGAGTGGGTCGTACAGCACTGGCGCGACCAGACGCCGGGCATCGTCGAGAAATCGCGCGATGGTGGCATATCATGGCTCTGCGTGGCTGTCGGCTGTGCGCTCTGCGTTCTCTACGATGGAATGCGCGTCGGCTATGGCTCGCGCAAAGAGATGTACGTGGACCAGACCGACGATCCCAAAAGCCTATTCTGGAAGGCGCGGTTTTTTATGCGGCATTTGCCAGAGGAGTTCCGCGGTGGCTGGCGGGAGGCACACGATTCGCCCTACATGCGAATGAAATTCCCGGCGACCGGATCGTCGCTAACCGGCGAGGGCGGCGACGAGATTGGCCGAGGCGACCGCACATCGGTCTATTTCGTCGATGAAGCGGCGCATCTTCCTCGCCCGACGCTAGTCGACGCGGCTCTCTCGCAAACGACTAACTGTCGGATCGACGTTTCCTCGGTGAATGGACCGAACAACTCATTCGCAGTTCGACGGCATAGTGGAAAAGTCGATGTTTGGGTGTGGGACTGGCGTTTCGATCCTCGAAAAGACGATGCATGGTACGCCAAGCAATGCGCCGAGCTCGACCCGATCGTGGTCGCCCAAGAGATAGACCGCGACTACATGGCCTCGGTCGAGGGCGTCGTTATCCCTGGCACTTGGCTCAAGGCGTCGATCGACGCGATTGAGAAGCTCGGGCTTGTCCCTACCGGGGAGCGCAGCGTTTCCTTCGACGTTGCCGATGGCGGGGCGGACAAGAACGCGGCGATCTCAGCGAAGGGCATCGGTGTCGATTTCATCGAGGAATGGTCTGGGGGCAAGACCGAGGGCGACGATATATTCAAGCACGTCGAACGGATATTCGAGATATGCGATCAGCTCGAGGTCAAGCGATTCCGCTATGATGCTGACGGCCTTGGGGCTGGTGTTCGGGGTGATGCACGAATTATCAACGAACGCCGTGTCCGCAACGGGCAGAAGCGGCTTGATGTCGAAGCCTATCGAGGATCTGGTGAGCTATCCGAGCCCGATAGCGAGGACGTCAAGGGTCGCAAGAACGAGGACTTTTTCTATAACCGCAAATCGCAGTCATGGTGGAAGGTCCGCACTAGGTTTCAGAAAACCTATCGGTGGGTTGTCGAGGGTGTCGCCAGCAAGCCGGACGAGATCATCTCGATCAGTTCCAAGATGCCGCTGTACATGAAGCTAATCGCCGAGCTCGGCCAGCCGCAGTACAAGGCGAATGACATCGGCAAGATACTGATTCAGAAAAAGCCGGACGGCATGAAGAGTCCAAACCTCGCGGATTCCCTGGTTATACACTTTTCTGGCCCGGCGCACCGTGCACTGAAGTTCACGCCGGGAATGCTCCAACAGATCAGGAACTCCGGGCGCGGCGCTCGCGGCTAGCGCTATTGAACGCCTGCCTATTCCCGTGTTACTTGATTTAATTAAGACGGGACAGAATCAAGATGATCGACCGGCGCTACTGCGAGTGCGGACGCCGCATCGTAATCCGCAAGGGTCTCGGGCGTAGCCGGTTTGTGCTTCCGAAGGATGGCGATCACGTGCTTTGCCAGCGTTGCTACACGGCGGAGCGAGACCGGGCACGCGCGGCGACGGTAATCAAGACCGGAACTCAGGAAACATAGCGATGAAGGGACAATGGGGCGGCAAGCGACCGGGCGCCGGGCGCCGCAAGGTTCTCACTGGCAGGCCAAAGGATAAGGGGACTGCGGTCGCCACTGTCCCGGCCGAGCCCAAGCGCCGGCGCAATAGGATCAACATCGAGCGGCTGCTCGAACTCAGTAAGCAATACGCCACCGTCAACAAGAAGCGCCCCGACGCGCCGCAGTTCAATCCGTTCCAACTGCCGGCCTTCCCCCCAAACGCGATGCCGAAGGACAAAAAGGTCCAGATGGCAATGGACGACTCGCTCCAATGGGGCGGCGGCCAATGGGCGGGCAACATCTTCGACCAACTGGCGGCCGATGGTCTGCAGTTCCTTGGGTATCCGTTTCTTTCCGAGTTGGCGCAGCGGGCCGAGTATCGAACGGCATCCGAGACGATTGCCGATGACGCAACGCGCAAGTGGATCGACTTCGAGATTACGGGCGACGAATCTGAGCAGGACAATCAAAAACGCCGCGAGGAGAACGATCCGGAAGGCGAGGCCGAGCGGATGGCCGATCCGGACGAACGCAAAAAGCGTGTTGAGGCCGCGGGCAAAGCCGATAAGGTCAAGGAACTCAAGGACGACCAGGAACGGCTAGAGGTCCGCGACAGGTTCTACACGCTGGTACGCGATGACGGTCTGTTCGGCCGCGATCACCTGTTTATGAACTTCGGCGATGACGTCGACGGCAATCCGAAAGAACTCAAGATGCCGATCGGAGACGGCCGCGACAAGATGAGCCAAGGCAAGATCGAGAAGGGCTCGCTACAATCCCTGAAAAACATCGAGCCGATGTGGGTCTATCCGACGACCTACAACGCGAATAATCCGCTCAAGGACGACTGGTACAAGCCCCAAGTCTGGTACGTCATGGGGACCGAGATCGACGCCAGCCGGATTATCAGTTTCGTGGCGCGTCCGGTCCCCGACATTCTCAAGCCGGCCTATGCCTTCGGTGGCCTCGCACTTTCGCAGATACTCCGGCCCTACATCGACGACTGGCTCAAGACCAAAAAGAGCGTCACCGATCTGATCCACGCTTTTTCGGTCATGGTTCTGAGTACCGACCTAATGGCGATGCTCGAAGATGCCGACTCAGGGGACGCGATTTCGCGCGCGATGGCATTCACGGCGTTGCGGGATAATCAGGGCGTCATGATGCTCAACAAGGCCACCGAGGAGTTCAAAAACGTCTCGGCGCCGATCTCTGGCCTCGACGCGCTGTTGGCTCAATCCCAGGAGCATGTGGCATCGACGGCCAGGATTCCACTCGTAAAATACACAGGGCTACAGCCGTCAGGGCTTAATAATTCGTCGGAATCTGAGATTACCGTGTACGACGACACGATCTCGGCATTCCAGAATCGCTGCATCCGCCAGCCGCTTGTCCGCGTGATCAACTTCGAGCAGCTTTCGCTTTGGGGTAAGATCGATCCGCAGATCACCATCGCGTTCGAGCCGCTCCGGCAGTTGACCGAAAAAGAACGCGGCGAAAATCAAAAGGCCGAGGCCGAGCGCGATCAGATATACATCGACGCGGGCGTTCTCGCGCCGCAGGAAGTCCGCAAGAAGATCGCGAATGATCGGGAATTGCCGTATGCTGATCTCGACGTTGAAGATACGCCGGATCTTCGTGAGGAAGAGGAGTCGGGGCTCGAACCTCAAGGCGGTCGCCCCGATCCATTGGCGGAAACCGGCCCGGCAGCCGGCGCCACTGGTAAAGCGGACGTTGGAAAAGGTGGAGAATAGCCATGAGTTTAGTCGGCAAGTTCTTTCTGCATTGCGGCGAAAAGTATCTCCACACCGGAGAGATCATCGACCAGATCACGCCGGAAATAGTCCTAGTCCGGTTCGAGAAAGGTTCATCCGACGTTCCTGATAATTCGTCGATTGCCATTTCGGTTTCTGAGTTTGTCTCGACTATGGATTCCAACGGATGCCCGAGCGCCGAATGGGAGTTCTTTGATTCCCGGAAAGAACTAGATAAATACCAAGCATGGCTCGATGCGCCGCCGACAGAGGTTGAATTTCGTGGGATGGATGAGACGAAAAAAGTGGTGCCGATTCACTGAGCGAGAACGCCGTAAATGCGGTTGAAAAAGAACGAGAAGGTCCTCCCCGCTGTTCGGCCAAATCTCGGCATCGAGGCCGCTTATCGGCGCAAGCTGCGCGATATTGTTGAGGAAATGCACCGCAGTTTTGATTACTGGCTTAAGGTGGCATATCGCGCGAATACGCCCGTGATCGCGCAAGACGCCACGCCTGCGCTAGAGCTTCAGCGAGCAATCGACGATCTCACGCGGCAATGGCGGAGACGGTTCAAGGACGGTGCGCCAGAACTCGCCGCATGGTTTGCCAAATCGTCATGGCGAAGATCGGATGCGTCGCTCAAGGCGATTTTGAAAAAAGCCGGGATCAGTGTCGATTTTCAAATGAGCCCGGCGATGCGCGATATTCTGCGGGCCACGATCGAGCAGAATGTGGCACTAATTCGCAATCTCCCAGAACAGTATTTAACCCAAGTCACTGGCAGCGTGATGCGCAGCGTGACAACGGGCCGTGACCTTGGTTCATTAGCGAAGGAATTAGAGGAACACTATGGTGTTACGCGGAGACGTGCAGCCCTGATTTCCAGGACACAAAAC